GAGTACAGGTGGTAAGTGCATGATCACCAGCACACCCAACTCGGATGAAGACCAGTTCGCATTGATCTGGAAAGAGGCCAACAAACGATTTGACGAATATGGCAATGACAAACTAGTAGGAACTAACGGTTTCTATGCCATGAAGGCACACTGGTCAGAACACCCGGACCGGAATGAAGAATGGGCTGAAGCGGAAAAGGCAAGGATAGGTGATGAGAGATTTAGAAGGGAGCATGAATGTGAATTCTTGATCTTTGATGAAACACTGATTGATAGTATACATTTGGCCGACATGGAAGCCGCGGCCCCCGTAGAAACAACAGGACAGGTACGTTGGTTCAAACGTCCAACACCAGGAATGACATACATGGTTTCCCTAGACCCTGCTATGGGAACGGGCGGTGATTATGCCGCAATACAAGTTTTTGAACTGCCTACGTTTGAGCAAGTAGGCGAGTGGCATCACAACACAACGCCAATGAATCAACAGGTAAGAATCCTGCAAAGTATCACAAAACATCTACATGATACAATCATGGAAAAAGATGCATCGGCAACACCACAGATATTCTACAGCATGGAGAACAACTCAATCGGAGAAGCGGCGCTGTTGAGGGTGATGGACATAGGCGAAGAAAACATAATGGGCATGTTCCTGTCAGAGCCAATAAGGAAAGGACACAGAAGAAAATTTAGAAGAGGATTCAACACCACAGCAAAACACAAGATAGATGCTTGTACAAAATTTAAAGAACTTATAGAGAACAATAAGATGAAGATCAATTCACAGTTGCTTATATCAGAGTTAAAAGACTTTGTGGCCAGCGGCATGAGTTTCAAAGCAAAACCAGGACAGCATGATGACCTAGTTAGCTCGTGTTTGTTAATGACTCGTATGATGAAAGTGTTGGCGGATTTTGACCCAAAAATATTCGAAAAATGGACAGACAGGACCAGTGAGATAACACCCATGCCCATATTTGGATCGTTCACAGGATAATAAATACACTATATGAACCCTAAAAACTCCGAAGATTTATTCAACAAGATAAGATCACAGTTCTCAAACATCAGACTAGGTGATGAGAATGGTGCCGCTACTGCCGATCCAAGCAGTGCAGTATTCTTTGAGTTCGAATTCCAAGAAGATGCAGACACATTTGGTAGCGTGAGCATTAGTTTAGCAGACGGTGAGAACATGAAAGTGTATTACAACAGGGATCTAGTTAGCAAGATTGACGAGGACAGCAGAGACGAGTGGTATGCATTCCTTAAAGAGTTAAAAGACTTCGCAGTGGAGCATCAAATGAGATTTGACGTTAGGGATATCACCAAAAACAACCTAACGAAGCAGGACTATGAAAATCTTGCAGATACGAACAAAACGGTAAATACTGATGAAATGTCAGAAGAACTAGCAAGAATCACTAAACTAGCAGGTGTTACAGAAGGCCTATCAGGCACTGCAAAACGTTCGTACGAGAACCTAAACAAAACAAAATTAATAATCAGACACAAAGGCAAGGTTGACGAGACTGTGCCGGGTGCAAGATCAAGACAGATACAATCACTGTACATAGAGAACGAAGACGGCGAGAGATTCAAGTATCCATTAACACATTTAGCAGGTGCGAGAGCCATGATGAGACACGTGTCAAATGGTGGAAGACCACATGACGAGTTTGGACAACACATCGTTTCAACATCAGAAGATATAGCAAAATTAAATTCATTCTCGAGATATGTTACCAACAAAGATCAATTAAATGATAATGCTGGTGACATCATTGAGCAGACTAAATTAAAACTAGAAAACCTGAGAGGTTACATGAAGAACCTTTCTAACCAATCACACTATGAGAACGCAAGTAAAGATTTCAAAACATCAGAAGAACAAATACTAGACGATGAAACTGTTAACAAAATGAGAGAGAAGTTCACAATGACTAACCTAGACAGCAGAGTTGAAGATGCACTACCAATCATAAACAGAATAATGAGTGAACTAGAAAATGCTCCAAAAGAAGAAGAACAAGTTAACGAACTAGAGCCAGATGCAGAACCAATCGATGCACCTGTACAGGCACCAGTGGACCACGGAGCAGTGGTACAAAGTTTCTTGAATGATCCTGATCAAAAATTAGTTTTAAGGAAAGATGATTCAGCAGACAAGATGTTGAAAGTAACAAAATTCACAAACAAGAACACAATGTTGAGTTCTATATTATCGGACATAGCGTCTAGACTATTAACCAAATCAGGCGAGGAAGACAGGGTGGCAAACTTTGCTTCTAGAGTTGCAGATGAGATGGAACAGGAAAATTCAGCGACATTCAAACCAACACCAGACTACATCAAAAACAAGAAGATCGCAGTGCAGTTGGCAAAAAGATACATCGACGACTACAAGAAAATGCAATCAGAACCAGGTTACACTGATCAAGTGAGAATGGATCCAGCAGATTTCAATCCAAAGAAAGACCTTAAAGGCAAGGCAAAAGAAACAGAAGCGTTTGAAGGTTGGGTTGACTCTATAGTTGATGAAGGTGGTATAAAACCTTACGTATCAATGAGCAGAGGTGAAAGCGATGGCAAGATGATGTACAACGTTTTAGACAGAAATGAAAAGACAATCTTTGCATCACATAATGAGAAAGAAGCAACAGAATTCTTAAGTAAAAACTTTGACAGATTAAAATCAGGTGAAATGGAAGTTGCGGAATATGCCACAGAACCAAAAGATCCTGAAATAGAAAAAAAGGACAAAGAGAACGCAACCAAATTAGATGTCACTAAAGCAGATAAGATGATGAACACAACTGCTTACAAAAGAATGAAATCAGGCACACCTGGATACGCAGACAAGACAAACGAAGGCAATCAGTTTGCACAGGCAGTACAGAAAGCCAAAGCGGCAGGCATGAAAGCAGGCGACAAGTTCAAAGTCGGTGACGACGAGTACACACTGAAAGATGCCATTGAGATGGCAGGACTACAACTTGAAGAATTCTTCTCAGAAGAAGAGATGGAAGTTCCAGAAGAAGCACAAGCGGAAGCAGAGGCTATCAACACGGAACTTGACAGAATCAAGACGCTGGCCAACATAGCATAATTTTTTCACACTATCATTACAAGTTTAAATATCATGCATGTATGATACTATCAAATGGTTACACGTTGAACCGACTACCAGATGCAACGCTTGGTGTCCTAGTTGTCCCAGGAGCAATAACGGACATGGACTATCAGAGTTTGTACTTGAAGATCTAGATCCAGATAGGTTAAAAAAAGTCATGGATACACTACCTAGTCTTACCACCATACAATTCAATGGCAACCTGGGAGATCCTTGTGCAAGTAAACTTATAAATGAGCAATTAGAAATAGTACAAAATTCCAACCTTGAATTAATGATACACACGAACGGAAGTCTACGTTCTGAAGCATGGTGGAATGATCTTGCAAAGCAATTTGGTAAAAAATTGACCGTGGTGTTTGGAATAGATGGATTAGAAGACACACATCACATCTATAGACAAGCAACCAATTGGAAAAAAATTATTGCAAATGCAAAATCATTTATAAATGCAGGCGGCGATGCAATTTGGCAATTCATTCCTTTTGCACACAACGAACATCAGATAAAAAAATGTATGCAACTTTCAACCACACTAGGATTTCGGAAATTCGAATTTATAAAAGATGCAATTTATCCAGATGCCCCGTTGCATTATAAATCAGGAAAAGTTCTCAACATTTCCCCGTGGAGTAAACATGACGTGCAATGGAATAGGAAAGGTGATATACTTAACAAAAAAACAGGTGGAAATGTTAGTAAAAAAATAGTCGAGAAGAAAAACTGTATGCATTTGGCACTATCGAGTTTATTCTTGAATGCATCTGGTGTAATCGCACCTTGTTGTTATTTCAAACAAACACCATTCTTGCAAGGACAGATAGAGGATTCTATCACTTCAAAAAAATTTATTAAAACTTGTTTGAATCATTGCGGGTCATAATTGCTCATATTACCAATAATAGTAGTAGACATTAGATAAATATAGTTGTATATTACGTACTATATGTCTGATATACATTTAGGCAAAAAACAAACATAGGCACCTGATATACATTTAGGCAAAAAACAAACATAGGCACAATAAAGGAGGCTTACATTATGGCATCATTGGCTGAAATAAGAGCGAAGTTAAAATCTCAAGAAGTGAATCGCTCCACTTCCAACACAGGCGGAGACAACGCCATCTATCCACACTGGAATATAAACGAAGGCTCAGAAGCAGTCATCAGGTTCTTACCAGATAAGGATACAAACAATACATTTTTCTGGACTGAAAGAAACATGATCAAACTACCTTTCGCGGGTATCAAAGGTCAGACTGATTCTAGACCAGTTACAGTGCAAGTACCTTGCATGGAGATGTATGGCAAGACTTGTCCAGTGCTAACGGAAGTTAGACCATGGTTCAAAGACAAGAGCATGGAAGACATGGGCAGAAAATATTGGAAGAAGAAAAGTTATATCTTCCAAGGTTTTGTAACAACAAATCCATTAGCAGAGGACTCAACTCCTGAAAATCCAATCAGAAGATTTATAATTGGACCTCAGATCTTCAACATTATCAGAGGAGCATTAATGGATCCAGAGATGGAAGAAATGCCAACTGATTACGTGAAAGGTGTGGACTTCAGGATCACTAAAACAACTAAAGGTGGTTATGCTGACTACTCAACATCAAAATGGTCAAGAAGAGAACGTGCATTAGACGAGGCAGAGAGAGCCGCAATCGAAACACATGGTTTACACAACCTAGGCGACTTCAGACCAAAAGAACCAACAGAAGCAGAGGTTAAAATAATCGCAGAACTATTTGCGAAATCTGTGGAAGGTGAGGCTTATGATCTTGAGCAGTATGGACAGTACTTTAGACCAGCGGGCGTGGCTTACCAAGGTAAACCACAGGTGGCAGTACCAACAGCATCGGCTCCAGCGGCGACACCGGTGGCAGAAGCGGCACCAGTGACTACGGCTCCTGTGACTGCAACTGCACCAGCACCACAACCTGAGGCGGCTCCGGCAACGGCGGCTCCGGCGGGCGACAGTGCCAAGAGAGCAGAAGACATCTTGAAGTTGATTAGATCAAGACAAGCAAAATAATCTGACATTTACCAAGGCCTTGATATTGACTATTGAGGCCTTGTGTAGTAATATTATAATATGAAAAAGAAAATACAAAAGGCTGTTGAATGGATATTGTACAAACAAATACCTGCATGGATGTTGATTGTGGCAATTATTCTTTGGATAGTTTTATAAGGAAAACAAAATGACAAAAGTATTCGACGCGACAAAATTTAGAAAGAGTATCACAAAATCAATCCAAGGGTTAGGCATAGGATTCAGCGATCCTACAGATTGGATCTCAACAGGAAATTATGCATTGAACTATTTGATGACCAGTGATTTCAACAAAGGAATTCCGTTAGGCAAAGTAACTGTACTCGCAGGTGAATCAGGAGCAGGCAAAAGTTACATAGCATCAGGAAACATTATTAAAAATGCACAAGAGCAAGGCATCTTTGTTATATTAATTGACACAGAGAATGCACTAGATGAGAAATGGTTACAGGCATTAAAAGTGGACACATCAGAAGACAAACTTTTAAAATTAAGCATGTCGATGGTTGATGATGTTGCAAAAACTGTTTCAGAGTTTATGAAAGGTTACAAAGAGCAACACGCAGACAACAAGGAGGGTGCACCTAAAGTGCTATTCGTTATAGACAGTTTGGGTATGATGCTTACACCAACAGACGTAAATCAGTTTGAAGCAGGTGACATGAAAGGAGACTTGGGTAGAAAGCCTAAGGCACTAACGGCACTTGTAAGAAACTGTGTTAATATGTTTGGTAGTTGGAACGTAGGACTTATAGCAACCAACCACACATACGCATCACAGGACATGTTTGATCCAGATGACAAGATTAGTGGCGGACAAGGTTTTATCTATGCATCAAGTATTGTTGTTGCAATGAAGAAGTTAAAACTTAAAGAAGATGAAGCAGGAAATAAGGTTTCAGATGTGAGAGGTATAAGAGCCGCTTGTAAAGTTATGAAGACCAGATATGCCAAGCCGTTTGAAGGTGTACAGGTCAAGATTCCCTACGAAACGGGTATGAATCCGTACAGTGGACTAGTTGATCTTTTTGAGAAGAAAGGCCTATTAGTTCAGACAGGAAACAGACTGAAATACATCGATAAAGCAGGTAAAGAACACATAGACTTTAGGAAAGCATGGGTTGGTGATAAATTAGATATGATAATGGCGGAATTCAAAGAGGAGGCACCTACTGAAATGGAAGATACCGATGCCCCTATCGAAGTAGAAACAAAAACAAAAACCAAGAGTAAAAAAGAAGAGTAATGATAGACTTTACACACGAGGACATCGAAAGGTTATGGAACGCCATAACACACTACGTTCCAGAGAGACAGAAACTGGACTGTGCCATAGACTTTATTAAAAGCCTAGAGGACATAGGAGTAGATCATGACGTACTCAAAGGATCTGCAGAGCTAGATCCAAAACTAGAAGAAGCCGTTGCTACTGTGTTCGAGGAAGACGAAGAGTCAGACGGATACGGCGAAGATGATTAATTGGTACAACGAAGTAAGCAGAAACCTAGACAAGATACCAGACTGCGTGGCATACTTTGACAAAGAATTGTTAGAGGCCAAGAAGCAGTGCAAGATATACGGTAACCTAGAAAGAGCCAGTGCGTCACTGCCAGGCATAGTAGAAGAAAGATTCAGCCAACTACAACAACTAGAAGCAATACTTGAATATCTGAACATAGAATTACGAAGATTAAGATCAAAAACTTTCAGAAAATATCTAGAAAACTACAACAGAGCACTATCAAGCAGAGATGCAGAGAAGTATGTTGACGGCGAGGACGACGTTGTTGACATGGACAAAATTATAAATGACTTTGCGTTGATAAGGAATCAATGGTTGGGCATAACCAAAGGACTGGACCAGAAACAATGGCAGATCACAAACATTGTCAAACTGAGGGTCGCGGGAATGGAAGATGCCGACATCAAATAGAATCATACTCACAGACGTAGACGGTGTGCTGTTGGAGTGGGAACACCACTTCACCAAATGGATGCTACAGAAAACTCTATTCGACGAACGTGGTGCTAGATATCATCCACACAGATTACTTCCAGACAAAGAGAACACGTATGAGATGGCGGAACGGTTTGGCGTTACAAAGGATGAGATCAGGAAACACATCAGAGAATTCAACCGTAGTGCTTGGATGGGGACACAACGTCCAATGCTTGAATCACAAACATGGGTAAAATTATTAGCGGCAGAGGGGTGGACATTCATTCCTATAACATCTCAGACATCAGATATACCAGCACAACAACTACGTAAGAGAAGAATGGGAGAACTGTTCGGCGATCATGTATTCACAAATTATCATATATTAGGCACAGGAGCCGATAAAGATTCCGCATTATCTGAGTTCCATGATACTCGACTATATTGGGTCGAGGACAAGCCAAAGAACGCTGTAGCCGGGCTCAAATACGGTTTAAAGCCTATATTAATAGACCATCCATACAATCAAGACTTTAATCATCCGGATATTATCCGTGTAAGTAATTGGAAACAAATACACGAATTATTATCAGGAAGAAAATGAAAATTTACGTCGGGCACGACAGCAGAGAAGACATAGCATACCAAGTATGTGAACACAGTATCAAACGTAGAGATCCGTCAGCAGAAGTAATTCCCCTCAAACAAAAACAGATGAGGGATCAAGGCATATACACTAGACCTGTAGACAAGTTGGCATCAACGGAATTCACATTCACTCGATTCTTTGTACCTTACATGAACGACTTCAAGGGATGGGCAGTGTTTTGTGACTGTGATTTCCTTTGGAAGATTCCAAGCCATGAACTTGAGAAATATTGTGATCCAAGCAAGGCTGTTGTTGTAGTGCAACATGATTATGCACCAAAAGAGACAACCAAGATGGACGGACAGGTACAGACATCATATCCCAGGAAGAACTGGTCTAGCATGGTGCTTTGGAACTGCGAACACCCCAAGAACAAAATCCTCACACCAGAACTATTGAACGAAGAATCACCAAAGTTCCTACACAGGTTCAGTTGGTTGGAAGACAATGAGATAGGTTCAATGCCCGCAGAGTACAACTGGTTGGTAGGCTGGTACAAAGAGCCAAGGGACGGTACACCTAAAATACTACACTACACGGAAGGTGGTCCATGGTTCGATGGATACCGGGATTGTGAATATGCAGATGACTGGAAGAAAGAGCTAATAAATCTTTTTAGTTCGTAAAATCAAAAATAAATCTTATCTATCTGGTCGACATTTGGTTTCTGCTCGATGACTTCGCTGTGATCAAAACCTAGTTCAAACATAAATTCATCCATTTCGTTTTCACACGGTATACAGGGGAATTCTTCGTCCTTGTGTTTATTAACTTCTTGTACCACATACTTGGCACGTGTGAATATGTCCGGGGCACCTTTCATAATCATTATCTCAGCACCCTGCACATCCTGTTTTATCAAATCAAACTGTGCATCCTTACCAACCAATTCGCCCAAGGTCTGCATCTGCCGAGTTTCGAAATCTTTAAAAATACTAAACACTGTTGAGCCTTTGGTGTATGTTACTTTCTTTTTATTTCCTTTGTCAATTTCACGTAGGTACATTTTAACTTCTCTATTGCTATCTCCAACAACAGCGATATGATATTTGTGGGCAATTTCTTTCAAATGTTTCTCATATTTTGGCCCTGCTTCTATACAGGTGTATTCTGCATCAGGCCATATTGATTTCACCGTCTTTGTCCAGAATCCTATGTTAGCACCTATGTCTAGGATCTTCCTTGGTGTAAAATTGCTCTCCTCTTTTATTTTTTTTAGATATTCGTACATCATGTTTTACAATAAACAATGTCAGGCCATGTTTTAATTAATACCTTGAACCCTAAAGATTTCAAGTGTTCCTTAATATCTCTTTTACTGCTACCGTATCTTTCACTATTGCCATTTAATTCGATCATTAAGTATTCAACGTTTTCTAAAGTTTTTTCCGCACCTTTGAGAACTTCCATTTCAAGACCTTCGACATCTATCTTAATTAAATCTATAGCATTGTATCCTAAGGAATCTAATTTGTTAATTTCTGTTTCTCCGTTTTCAAGTAACACTCTGGTATTTTGAGTGGCACTTTCTTCTGTCAACTTTACATATCCATCTTCATTGCCTAGTGCTTGGTTGTATGATTCAATATTATCATATGCACTAATATTCCTTGCAAGACAGCCATAATGTAAATTATTAGGTTCATAGCAATGAATTTTTTTTGCATACTGTCTCATAGATAGTGTCCATGTACCGCACCATGCTCCCACGTCAACTATTAGATCAAACTCCTTGCCTTGTCCCTTGCACCAGTCTGTAAATCTATTGAGGCAGGTGTCCTGCATATAAGGATACCCTTTCTCACGCCATTGTTCTATCTGTGCATCAGTAGACGGAACCCATAGACCATCGGAAAGTTGTTCTATGCTCACAGTAGTCCCTTGTCCATTAATATCTCTACTGCTGTACCGTTTTCAAACTCCTCGGGTGTAAACTGTTGATAGGCAAGGCTGTACAGCCATGGTTCAGGTCCCCCGTAGTAAGGATTCTCTATGTCTGCTAGTTCCACGTTTCCTACGTCCACTGCGAAACTCTTGTTGTCACAGAACACAGGTATTCCCTCACACATGGCCTCCACGGCCACTATACTGCAACTGGTAACGACACACCATGCTTCTTTGAGATCCTCGGATAGGGGTACTTTCGCTTCACTTGGTCCTGATGTACCCCTGCCCCTAGGCTTGTGTCGAAGTCGGATAGGTCTGTCAGTGTATCTCTTGATCTGTTCTATGGTCTCGTTTGTCCAGTCTGGACGCTCGAGGTAGTTGTGTATACCTTCACTACTAGGACACACTAAAATGTATTTGCCGGCAAAGTTTGGTGCTTTGATCTTCATTCCAAACTTCTCAAATCTGTCCGCCTTGCAATTTTTAATGTAAGGAACATGTATGGCATTCTTGCACACACGCCAATAGTGATTATCAGGTTTTAGATTGTTGTTGTCAAATCTTCCAAAGTAAGGTGTGTCGGTGAACCAGTAGTTGTGGTTACGTGCTTCCAACTTCTTGACCATTTCTCTGTTGTTGCCAACGAACCCCCAGAACATGCTGTTGCTTACAGGGTCTGTTTCGGTTGCGTTGTCTAATTTTGTTATCTGGTCGGGCCATGCTTTCTCAACACCGTTGAACACTTCCCATGCCTTGCTGTTTTTGTTATTATATGGTACGTAGATTGTTAGCATCGATAAATTCTATAAGTTGTTCAGCCCACTGCCTGTGACCTTCTGCCGATGGATGAGGATCACTTTTACTGCTTATCATTCCTTTGTCTAAAATAAATTCGTATTGACTGATAGTAGGGCTAAAAAATCTATTCATGTTTATGGAGTCTTTGATAATTTTGAAATCAAAGGTGTCAGACCCAAAATCATTTGGCAGAGAATTATACATCACGTATGGTATTTTCTTCCTTTCGAAATAGTTTTGCAGATCAAAAACACTATCCAAGAATCTCATTGTCATGTTATTTTCAATATCCCAACCTGTGTTTTTCCTTACGAAATCAACATTGTCTAGAGTTTTCCAGGTACGCCATGTAAGTTCAGTTCCAGGCATCCTGCCTTTTTTATGTCCGTCGTTGGTAACGTAGTCATTCCGGCTGGCACTGGACCAACCTATGACAGCGAAGTGCTTATCACGTTTGTGACGT